ATAGGTCCTGATCGCCCGTGTTGGTGCCGCTACTGGTGCCGCTAAAAGTGCCCGATTGGGTGGCCAAAGTGCCGAGGCCTGAAACCTGGCCCGCCAAAATCGTCGGAATATCGCCAGCCACCAAGGATCGAAACGCTGGGGCTGCTGCTGCACCGGTCGCAGGGCCGGCCCATACCAGGTTTGCAGACTGGGCCGCCAACGTGGCGGTCAGGGTCCCCGCCGTGGTCACAGGCGACCCGGTAACACTGAACAGGGCCGGCAGGCTCAGCCCAACACTGGTGACGGTGCCGCCATGGCCGCCATGGCCGGCCGTGGCGTTGATGGTTTGATTGGGCCAGGTGCCGGTAATGGTCACATGCGTGCCTGCCACCAGCCCAGGGGTGGCCGTTCCCGTGCCGCCATTGGCGATCGACAGCAGCCCAGACACCCCGGTCGCCAGGGGGAGCCCAGTGGCGTTCAACAGGCCCAGGCTTGAGGGAGTGCCCCCTGCCCCGTCAAACAGCACGGGGGCCCCTGCGGCACCGGCATTCGTCGCCAAGGCGCTGGCTATCCCGGTGCCCAGGCCGCTGATGGTGCTCAGGGGCTGTGTGCCGGTGTGGTTGCCTCGGGCCAGGTAGTAGGCCGCGTTGTTTGCAGCCAGGGCCGTCAGGTTTGCGGAGAGAGGCTGATAGCTGCTGGCTGCGCTGACTGTGGTCAGGTAGGCGGCCAGCGTTGAGGCCAGCCCTGGAGGCTGCACAGCCGTCGCGGCTAGGGCCCCTTGAGCAGAGCTGGCAAAGTCCGCCGCCGCCGCCAGCGCCGCTGAGCCCAGCTCCAGGCTTGCGCGCCCAGTGGCAGCAGTGAGCCCGGTGGCCCCGCCGGACCACTGCCCCCGCATCGAGTAGGCCGTATCCCAGTTGGTCTGGCTGGCGTTGCTCGGCAGGCTGAACCCTGCCGGCAGGCCCAGCGTGAGGGTGACGCTACCGGCAGTGTTGGTGCTGCTGGTGCTCCAGCCGCTGGGAGGGGTCAGTGCCACGGCCTGCACCGCCCCCTCTGCCTTGGCCCGGTTGCTCGGCGCCTGGAGCCCTGCCAGGTTTTCGGTTGCCAGGGGCACGTCCGCGTCAGTGCCTGTATCAGAGGTGATCGTTAGACCTGTTGCGGTCCTGCCCGCGACGGCTAGGTTTGTAGTTCCCGATCCGCCGGGGCCCCCACTATCCCCCAGGACCGGATCAAACGGCAGATTGTTAAACGCAGTGCCGACAATCACTTCGTTAACAACACGGCCATCTTTCCCGGTCTTGCTGCGCCCGGTCGTTAGATTTGCCGCGTCAACTTCCCACCATTTTTCACCCTCAAGCAGTACGGGATTCTCGGTTGTTGCCTGAGCGAAAGTTGATGTTCTCTGGCGAAATAGCGCTTTTTGCTCTTGATATGGCATTACGGATCACCGTCAAATATCAGGATCGGAGGATCCGTGGGGGCGGGATCGTTGGTCGTGCCGCTTGGGTCGCCGTTGAGGATGACATACAGCGGGCCTGGGGTGTCAACCTTGGCTAGCGGGATTCTGCAAAACTTGCCATCGTCAAACCGTTGCGGTGACATTTCCACTTTATACGTTTCGCCATTTACGCTAATTGCTGCACCATATCCCAACCCTCCAAACTTGCTAGTTTGTGCAGTTAATAAATAATCAATTATTGTTAAGTTGCCATCAAAAATCATTTCACTGTTCAAATCAAGATAGCCGTCACCAGTAATGGCGCCGGCTATCACGGGAACAGCGCCCATGTCCAGATCCAGAAAATCATCCAGATCGTCGAACGCCATCAGTCGCCAGGCTCCGCAGCCTTAGCCTTCTTGCCACCTTCGGGCGTGGCGCCAATAACCTCCAGGGCCACTAGAGCGGCGGCTTCTTCGGCGGTTAGCCGGGGGATCTCGGCGCCATCTTCATAGCGGGCCCCGTCGTGGTCAACGGGGCCATTAAGAACGGTGTAGGAGGGCATAATCAGGCGACTGCGTTTTTGATTAGGTAGCCAGCTGCTTTGGCGGCAATGGCGGGGGCTTCGCAACTAGACACCGGAAAGCACCAAGTTTTCTCGTTGTTTTCGTAATAAGCCGGCTCGCTCATTGGATACCCATTAAGGTTATAAGTGTACCCGTAACTGGGTGCTCCCATTTGAGTTAAAGAAGCAATTGGCGTGTAAGCCAACACCATGTCTTTGCCCCATACGTCAGAAAACACGCCGGCATCGCTTGACTGAATAGCATCTCCAACCCAAACATTTGGCACGCCAAAAAGTGATGCCAAAAGCTCCGGTGTAGCAGTGTCAAGACCGGTATACTTGATTCGATCAATGATCACAGGATGCTGAGTCAACACTTCGAAAACTGCAGCCCCCATCACTAAATCAGTTGGGCGTTTCCCAATTTGCTGTCGAATTACTTCTTTAGCGTCTTTTACAACTTTGACCGGGTTGCTAGTGCCGCTAAAATCCGAAAATTGGTTTGTACCAGAAAGCGTAATCCTATTAGAGGAATCATAACTTGCTGTATTAGTAGCCAATGCGGCTTGTTGAATTTCAAGACGCAAGCCAGCAATATCCATCGCTCCATTGATGGCCATTGTCGCACCATCAATAGTATAGCCTTTAGAAGGATCAAGCTGCTCTTCCCTGATTTCCTTGGGCAACGTGCCCTCAATGGAATAATCCTGAAGGCCGTAGTCGCTCCCGGAATAACCAAACGAAACGCGAGGAGTTCTAGCCCCAGGGCTACGAGCCATGTTACTGTATTGCATAAAAGATTCCTTAGTAAAGGTAATAATCTTTCCTGCACGAGCCCCCGTGGGAACACGGGGAAACAAGTTCATCCCTACAAACTCAGAGTTTTCAAACCCTTGAGCGATTGCAGTGTTGACGGGGCTGATGCCAGCACGGGCCTGGCTGAGGTTTTGTGCGGGCATGATCAGTTGGGGATAAGGAGGACTTCGGCAATGTCACCAGCGGCAGCGGCAGCGGTGATAGATCGGGCAACGGTAGCGCCAGTGGTTCGGGTCACCATCCGGCCAACAGAATCAAATTCCAAAGCGATGTTTGCGGCAAATGCTGCGCCGGCTTCGGCCTGGGCCGTTCCCATTACATTTGCGGTGATCATGTCACCGCTGACACCACCAAACACAGCAACAGCACCATTGGCGCCAGCAGCTGGAACTGCGCCAGCAAAGTTAATGGCTCGGTTTTGGGTGATGGTAGCCGTTGCCCTGATGGGCAGGCTGATTTCAGCGTAATTGCCAACGGCCATGATCAGTTACCTCCTTGGGTGGTGATGGCGCGAATTGCATCCTGATAGCTGGCGCCAGGATGCTCAGCTTGATAGGCCAATGCACTGGCGTGGATCGCATCTTCATCAGCTCCAGGGCCAAGAACCCCGGAGAACGCAAAGGCCTTGCCAGGTTTAGCCTCATGGCTGCCGTCAGGGGCAGGGGCGTAGGGAACATTGGGGGCCCCGTCAGACTGCCGAGCCTGCGCAACACTGGCGAGGCCGGCCTTTTCGGCAGCCAGAACAGCATCACCAGCTTCAACACCAGTGGTCTTGCCATCAGCAGCCAGGCGCTCAATCAGAGCTTCATGGCCTGGCAATGACCGGGCACGAACATCAGCAATCCGCTGGCGCTCGGCGGCGGCACCTTCAGCCCGCAATGACGCGACGGCCTCGGGATTAGCCGCCAACCATTCGGCAGTGGTCTGGGGCGTGGGTTGATTTTCATCCATAACAAAGCGGGCAGGGGGCTGGGTGGATGGGGCAGAGCGCCCACCAGTGGAGGCGCCAGGGGTTGCGGTGAGTTGAGCTATCAGCATGTCCAGGCTACTGATTTGGTCCGCAAGGCCCGCATCAATCGCCTGTTGACCGATGAACATTCGCCCATCAGCCATGTCATCGAGAACACGCTCAACCGATACCCCACGGTTGGCGGCAACATCAGTGACAAACAGCGAGTACAAATAGTCTACTTGATTCTGGATTACTTTTTGGCCGGTTTCAGTCAGCGGGCCATACTGCGATGCCGCCCGCTTGAACCGGCCGGCCACGATCTCGGTAGTCTTGATCCCCATCGCCTGCTCTCGCTGGCTCACGTCCACATGGGTCGCAACCACACCGATCGAGCCAACCTGAGCGGTTCCAGAGTCCAATACCGTCTGGTCAGTGGCAGAGCCTATCCAGACTCCAGCGCTGGCCATTAGGCCTTGAACCATAGTGGCAATAGGTTTCACACCACGCACCGCCCGCACCGCCGCCGCTGCGGTCTGGGTGCCGGCCACGGTGCCGCCTGGGGTGTCTGCCAGCAAAATGATCGCCTTGACGGTGGGGTCTGCCGCTGCTGTCTGAACATCACGGCCGAACAGCTCGGTGCTGGTGCCGCCTGACATGTTGGTCATCAGGTTCATCCGTTGGGCCAACACGCCATGCAACGGGATCAATGCCGCGCCGTTCCGCACCTCATAGCCATGCTGCTGCTCGGCCCCCAGTGGCCGGCCGATCCTGGCCTCTACTGCCGCAATGTCCAATTCCTCCCCGCGGCTGCGGGCCGCGTAGATCCCCTGGATTTCTTCCAGGCGGTTGGGCAGGATCGCCCACGGTGAATTTAGGACATCAAGAACTGTCATGGGCCCAATCTAATCGGTAGTGCTGTTTGGGTCAGGTGGTGGCACCGCAACCGCAACGGCAGGCATATGCAGACCATCACGCACCCTGGCCGCCATCTCCCTGGCGCTTTGCCGGTGCTTGGTTTCCCAGTCGCCGCCGTCATAGGCAACAACTTCTTCAGCTCGGGTGGTGATGCCCTCCTCCATGCGCTTGGCTGCCGCCATGGCCTCTTTCAATGGATCGAGGGCCCCAGGGCCATCGCCGCACCAGCTGGTCTGGCTCCAGGCATACCTGATGAAAGGGTCAGCAAAAAAGCCTGGCGCCTGGATGATCCCCAGTGCCACGGCATCGGCCAACCACTCCTCATAAACGGGCTGGCATAGCCGCTGGGCCAGCCAGACGCGCTTGATTTGCCAAGTCCGCCAGGCATCCATCAATGCAGCACGACTGGCGGAATAGGAGGCGTTGAAGGCCTTGGCCAGCACCTCCTTAGGAATCCCCAGGCCCATGGAGCAGATATTCAGCATCGCCCCAAAGAATGGGTCGAAGTTTGGATTTGGGCGGCCAGGAGTTGGGCTGACAATGCTTTCGCCTGGCATCAGGTTCACGGCCCGGCCGCTTTCGATCGTGCCGTCCCAATTAGCCGCGGCCAACATCCTTTGTCGTTCTTGATCGCTAAAAATAGTCGAGTCTGAAAACGCCTCTGGGTCCATTTGCATAAACAGCGCCAGCGCTGCGCTGTTCACCGCCGCGTCCACTTCGGCGTCGGTGTACCGGGTTAGCTGTTTGATTGTGGCAATGATCGGGGCCAGGATCGGCAGCCCACGGGTTTGTCCGGGGCGCTTCATTTCCTTCAGGTGCAAGACATTGCGGCGGCCAGAACTGCCCCGGTACGGGATGCGCTCCCATGCGTTGGCGGTTCGGGGGACTAGCCGGCCTGGGTGGTAGCGAGAAACCTGAATCGCTACTGGCTCGCCGTCGGCATCACGCTCTACGCCATCAATCAGCGTGCCGGTATTCATCCGTCCATCTGGATTGCTGACCCGGTCAGCCTCAACAAGCTGCATCGTCAGCCGAAACGGCCAATCCTCGCGGCCCTTATCGCCAAGCAGTACAAACACATCACCGCTGGAATCGTGCGAACGCAACGCCAGCTGCTGCTGCTCATAGAAACACAGCTCGCCATGGCGATCGGCATAATGCGATTTTGCCCACATTCCAAACCGCCGCTCGGTCATGCTCTGCCATTCGCTGGCCTGTTCATCCGACAAACCCAGCTCCTTGGCATCGATTCGGCTTTGCAGGCTGAGGCCGGTTCCAACAATGTGCGAAACCCTAGTCTCGATCGCCCCAGTCGCTACCGGTGCGGTTCTCTCCAGATCCCTGGAGAATGCCCGCAGGTCGGCCAGTTCATACTCGGCCTCACCGTCTGCATCCAGTAGCTGTGGACGCCAGTTGGCAAACCGCGGCGACCGGGCCATCCTGCTGGTACCGGTTATGCCGCCAAACGCCATCATCCCGCCATGGCCCAGACGGTCAAGGTCGGCGGGCAGGGCCTGAGCCAGCTGAAACTTCTTGTTGTTGCGGCGCTTTGCCATCAGAAGTTGGGCCTAGGGGTGAATCCCCGGCCACGGCCATTGGCCCGGCTGCTCAGCTCCTGCACCCTGCGATCCCATATCTGAATTCCCGCCTGCACTTCTGCAAGGTCTGCACGCTTCAAGGTTCGGCCGCCAATCGTTTTTTCCTGGCCGGCCAGAATCTTCAGCTCCGCATCGAGATAATCCTCTAGCCGCGCCGTGGCGGTTGCCAGCGTGATACCTGCCATGGCCTGCATCATACTCACCCAAACCGCCCGCCAGTGCCAAACCTATTAGCCCCTCCCCCTCCCGTCCCTGGCGCCTGGGTGCCCAGGGTGCGGGCGAGCTGGGCCCACATGGTTCCAGCTGCGTAGTTGCGTTTCACCAGCTCCAACATCCCCAAGATGTAGACCTCCAAATCCAACGGCTCGTTTCGGGCCCCCTTTTCGTTTCGCCATTCAGACTGCTCAAAACCTCTGCCGTCAATTGTGGTTACAAGTTTCTCGCAAGTTAAACCCTTAAAGTATTCATCTTTTGCATTTTGCCCAAAGTGCATAAATCCCGGCCCTGGTTGCTCAATGTTTAACCTTCCATAGATAGTTCGCTTTAACGTATGCGTGTTTATCATGTAAAGAGTAACTCCCTTTTTTATCTTGCGACCGCGTAAATTTACGTCTTGCCTTGTGCCATCGCCAAGGGTTTTTGCTTTCTTGTCGCTGCCGCCTTTGACTGCTACCACTCCCTCATTGACCCTTTGGCGGCAGTAGTCATAGGCTTCATGCGTAAAGTGGCCCCCAGTGTCAACCGCTGTTTTGTGAACGGTCATGGTAGCGCCGCTTGCATGATTAAATACAGTCTTTCGAATAACGTCGATCTGCTTCCATACTTTGTCTTCTGCTGGATTTCCATATACCTTTTCGTGCCATATCAGCCAGCTTTCCTCGCCCACCCCAAAGCCCTTGACCTTGATCTCTAGCCAGGTGTCTTGTACGTCAACCGCCGCCAGCAACAGCAACACCCCATCTGGACAGAACCCGCTCGGATACGGGTTTGCTGCGGCTCGCTGCATCAGGCCATCGGGGCTCACCTTTGCCGTTGCAGGATCCTCCCAGGCCTCGGCTGCCCGCTTGTTCACCCAGCCCTTCAGGAGCAGGGTGTCATTTTTGGCACGCAGAAATTCATCTCGGATCTTCTCCCAGCTCAGCCACCCATAGGGGGCATACCAGCCAGGCAAGTGGAACCCTGCCGTCTCGCCATCGCCCTTGGCGGTAGCTCCCCACACCCCCCCGGCCAGCATCGCCACCTTGTGGTGCTGCGCCAGGCGCTCACCGCACGCCGGGCACTTGCACCAAACCTCCCCATCCTTTTTGTCCCAGACCATGTGCTCCCAGCGGATCACCTCGTTGCCCCCGCAGCAGGGCATGAACGCGGCAAGGCGTCGGCGGTCGCTGCGATTTTCGAACTCCCAGGTGATCCGGCACGCGCCGCGGGTGCCGGGGGTGCTGGTAATCAGGGTCTTCCTGTCGGGAAAGTTGGTCTGCCGCGCCTCGGCGTTCTCGATCGGATCGCCCTTATCGTCAATTTCCAGGGGCAGGCTTGACGCCTCATCAACCCATAGGTTTTGGGCCGGCATCCCCTGGGCAGCGCTGCCGCTGTTGCCGCCGATGATCGACAGCAACATGTCCCCGTGGAACTCCTTCAGAAACATGGCGTTGGCCGCGTCCCTGCTCTTGCTGCTAATGGTCTTTGCTGCTACGGCAGGGGTGTCCTTAAACAGCGGGTCAAGCCGCTGCCTTACCTGCCGCTTGGCAAAGCTTTCGGTCGGGAACAGGATCAGGAAAGGCGCCGGGTCCATCGCAATGGTTCGCCCTAGCCAGTTCAGGCCGCATTCGGTTTTGGCCCCTGACTGGCTGCCGAAGATCAGGATCACGCGCCTGATCTTTTTCTCCCGTGGGCTCAACAGGTCCATAGGTTCCCGCAGAAAGGGCACCCGGTCGGTTCGCCACTGCCCAGGCTCTGAGCTGCTGCGTCTGGTCAGCTGCCGCTCGGCGTCGGCCCACTCGCTGACACTGAGATGCAGCGGCGGCTGAATGGCTTCGATGAAGGCATCTTCATAAATCTGACCGCCATCAGGCATTTTGCTTGAGCCCCTTGAGAGCGTTTTCGATCTCCTCTTCGAGCAGGGCCCGCACATCCTCGGGTTCGCTCATAGCAGCCAGCCGCGCAGCATTGCGGGTTGGGATGATCAGCAGCAGATCCCGCACTTGGCGGGCGAGCTTGGCGGCCCTGGTGCGGACCTCCACTTCGGTAACCACCTCGTTTCGATCCCTCAAGGCTCCGACCCTTGCACGCTCTGCGTCGTAGTGGAGTTTGCGCTTCATGCTGACCTCAGGGGCCTGGATCTCATCCTCTGGAAGACCCAGGATCAGGCTTTTTAGTTCGCTGTCACTGGGCAATCGATCGGACCCGGACGGAGGCGCAACAGATGCGCCAGGTTCGGGGGAGCTTTTTTTGTGGCTATTGCGAACCTTGACGGCATCCCAAAGGCGGTCGGCAATTTCAGAATCAATCAGAAATGAACCATCTTCTTGAGAAATCACCGCTGGTTTGATTCTGATTTCCCTGGCCTCCTTCACCGTTGGAGCGCTACAGCCCCTGTGCCTGGCGTACTGTGCCTGCGTCATTAATGGCATGTTTTTAGGGCAACCCTTAGCCTTAGCCTTATCCTAACGGCTAGCCTAAGCCTTACAGGTGCTTGAGGCGGGGTAGGGGTTGGTGCGCCTTGCCGGGTGATCGAGTAAGGCTAATTTTTGGCCACTCGCTAGAAAAAAACCGTGGT